GTGGCGCTGATCTCCCCCGAGAGCCTGGAGCGGGTGAAGCAGGCGGCCGACATCGTCGAGGTGATCTCCACCCACACCGACCTGCGACGCCAGGGCGCTCGCTGGGTCGGCCTCTGTCCCTTCCACGAGGAGCGCACGCCCTCGTTCTCGGTCGACGCGCAGGAAAAGCTCTACCACTGCTTCGGCTGCGGGGTCGGCGGCGACGTGATCAAGTTCGTCGAGGAGAAGGACGGGCTCGGCTTCGCCGACGCCGTCGAGCTCCTGGCCGACCGCTACGGGATCGAGCTCGAGCGCGAGCAGGAGGACCCGCGGGCCGAGGCGCGGCGGCAGCAGCGGCGGCGCCTCGAGCAGCTGCTGGAGCGCACCGCCGCCTTCTACTCCAGCTACCTCTGGGACTCGCCGGAGGCCGAGAAGGCGCGCGCCTACCTGGCCGAGCGCGGACTGGGGGAGCAGGTGTTGCGCGACTTCGGCGTCGGCTACGCGCCCAGCGCCTGGGACAAGATCCTCGTGCGCGGCCAGCGTGCCGGCTTCCGGGTCGAGGAGCTGCGCGGGGTCGGCCTCGTCCAGCGCGGGCGCGGCGGCGGCGAGTACGACCGCTTCCGGTCGCGGATCATGTTCCCGATCCGCGACCGCCGCGGCCGCGTGCTCGGCTTCGGCGGTCGGGCGATGCGCGGCGACCAGGGCGCCAAGTACGTCAACACGGCGGAGACCGACTTCTTCCACAAGAGCCAGCTGCTCTACGGCGTCGACCGCGCCAAGGCGGCGATCGCCAGGGCGACGCGGGCGGTGGTCGTCGAGGGCTACACCGACGTGCTCGCCCTGCACCAGGCCGGGGTGGAGGAGACGGTGGCGGTGATGGGCACGGCGATCACCGGCGAGCAGGTGGCGGCGCTCTCGGGGATGGTCGAGGAGGTCGTGCTCGCCCTCGACGCCGACTCGGCCGGGCAGGAGGCGATGCTGCGAGCGCAGCGGGTCGCCGCCGGGCGTCGCATGCGGCTGCGGGTGGCGGCGATGCCGGCCGGCGAGGACCCGGCCGAGATGATGGCCGCGCCGGGCGGCCCGGAGCGCTTCCGGGCGCTGGTCGACGCCGCGGTCGAGGTCAACGCCTTCCAGGTGGCGCTGGTGCTCGACCGCACCGACGTCGCCTCGCCGGCCGAGCGCGACCGGGCGCTGGGCGAGGTGGCGCCGATCCTGGCGGCGATGGGGGAGACGGCGAGCCGCGACGACCTGGTGCGCCAGGTGGCCGAGCGGCTCGACCTCGAGCCGGCGATGGTGATGGGACGCCTGGTCGCGGCGCGCCCGCTCAGCGGCGGCCCCGAGCAGGCGGCCGACAGCGGCGGCCGCGCGCCGGCGCCGCGCCGCGCCGCCGAGCTGACCTCGCGCGAGCGCCGCGAGCGGGCGCTGCTGGCGATGTGCATCGCCCTGCCCGCCGAGGGCACCGAGTACCTGGCGCGCCTCAGCGAGGCCCACCTCTCGCCGAGCGGCCTGCGCGCCGCCGAGTGGCTGCGCCAGCACCCCGAGGATCCGGCCTCGAACCTGCCCGACGATCCCGAGCTCGCCGGCCTGGTCACCGAGCTGGTGATGCTGGCCCACGACGAGCCGGCCTCCCACGATGCGATGGAGCTCAACTACCTGCTGCTCGACCAGCGCCGGCTCGAGGCGGAGATCGCCGCAGCCGGCGAACGCGACGACTACGAGCAGCGCGCCGCCCTCAGCCGCGAACGGGCCGCCCTGGTCGAACGCATCGCCCATAAGCAACGGGTCGAGAGCTGAGTCGGTAAATTCTTCGCGGCGTTCCGGGGTAGCTCAATCGGCAGAGCATTCGACTGTTAATCGAAGGGTTGTGGGTTCGAGTCCCACCCCCGGAGTTGGATCGGGAAACTGCGAAGGCGGGCACTGTGCCCGACCTTTGCAGGGAGCTTTCGCAGTCAAGCGTCTGCGAAAGCTGCGAAGCGCTTACGCCTGGGTAGGCCGGCGCGATCGGATATCTCGGCCGCAAATCGGACGCAGGGCTGCCAGAGCTCGGCCGCAACTGTCGGGAGGTCTGCCTGATGGCCCGGCCAGTCGACGGCGGCTACCAGTGCTCGCGCTGTGAAGAGACCAAGGATCGGTCGGACTTCTACATCGCCAAGGCGAAGAACAACGGCCTCAGCCAATACTGCAAGGCCTGTATGCGGACTGACGCCCGCGCGCGCCGCTCAGGCGAGGCGCCAGCGGCTTCACGGCGGCCGCACCGTACGGATGGTGAGGCATCGGTGCCACTCGCCGGTCTACTCGCCCGCCTCCACGTCGTGCGCGGTGAACTCGGCGATGCCCGGCGCAACCTTGTCGCCGAGTTCCGCAAGCCGGCTCCGGAGATCGCCTCCCAGCCGATCGGCGACGTGCTCTGCTGGTGCGAGGGTCTTGACGAGGCCGCCGCGGCGATGATTCTAAAGGCGGCCGAGGTCAACTGGGGCCGGCCGATCCGGCAACTTGCGGCCCGAGAGCGGGCTCTCTTGCTCCTGCAGATCAAGGCCCGGCACCCTGAGGTCTGGAAGCGCTGGAGCGAGCCAGGCAAGCAGGCCGCATGAGGCATACCGACCCCAGCAAGCACCGCTGCCCCCGCTGCGAGGAGATCGGCGACCCGCGGACCTGCAACTGCATCCGGATGGTCAAGCGCCGGCTCTCTGAAGTCCGCCGGCGCCTCAAACTCGGCGAACCGATACGGGCCGCCGGGGAGCTTCACGAGGCCGAGCGCTTACTAGAGCTGCTGGCGCTCGATGCCCAAAAGGACGCCAACGGCGGGCGGCAAAGAACTCCTGGGTATCGATAGAGTCCTCGCTGTGAGCCTTCTCGAAGAACTCCATGCGGTGTTGGCGGAAGGTCCGGAGCGAGAGGCCGAACATCAAGTGCAACGCGAGCAGGCCGAAGACTCCAGTCGGCGACTGGAGTCGTCCGCAGAGGTTGATCTCCGGCTTGGCATGATCCTGACCCAGGGGAAGGCGATCCAGAAGCTAATTCAGCGGACGGATGAGCTGGAGCTGCTGATGCTCCGCGTAGGCATTGAGGCACTGGAGCGCATCGAGAAGATGGAGCAGAGCTAACGATGTAGCAGAGGGTCAACGCCCACCCGTTCGTAGCCTCGGTGTGTGGAAGACGAGCCGACCAAGCTGCGCTGGAAGTACACCGACGAGCAGAAACGTGAGGCTCTAAAGGTTTATGCCGAGTATGGGCCTGCCGAGGCGGGGCGCCAGACGGGGATTCCTCGGGGGACGATCAGCCAGTGGGCACGCAGGGCCGGGGTAACGGATACGCGTCGTAAAAACACGACTGAGGCGACGAAAGCCGCCGCCGAGAAGGCGGCCAAGCTACGCGAAAGTCTGAAGCTGCTGAGCCGCGAGCGAGCCGTCGACCTCATCGAGCGCATGACCGAGCTGCACATCGAGTTCGTCGGCAAAGACGGGCGCCGGGAGGAGATCGACCGGGCCACCGCCGCCGCCTGTAAGGACTACGCCGTGGCCGTCGGCGTCCTTATCGACAAGGCCGAGCTGCTGGACGGCCGCGCGACCTCCCGCCAGGAGACCCGCAATATCGACCAGATGGACCGCGAGATCGAACGACTGCTTGCGCCCGATGGCGACCGCGAGCCCGCCGCTACCTGAGGACTGGCGCGAGTGGCCGGTCGAGCAGAAGCGGCGCCTTCTTCGCAAGCTCCGCGAGCGTAAACACGGGACCTGGCGGGAGACTGCCCGCCCCGACCAGCTGCCCCCTGACGGCGAGTGGTCGACGTTGTTCCTCTCTGGCGGCCGCGGCTCCGGGAAGACCTGGGCCGGCTCGCACATTCTCGTCGAGGAGATCGAACAGGATCCGGCGCGGGAGACCGAAGGACCCGGCGTGTGGGCGATCGTTGCACCCACCTTTGCCGACGCCCGCGATAAGTGCGTGGAGGGCGAGTCGGGTTTGCTCGCCGCCCTGAGTACCACGTCCTCGGAGATCAAGGCGGGCATCTCGCCGACCGTCCGGGTCTGGAACCGCTCCCTCGGCGAAGTGGTTCTGCACGACGGGACCAAGATCCAGATCGACGGGGCTGATGACGGCGCGCCCACGATCCAGGGAGAGAACCTGCGAGGCGCCTGGTGCGACGAGATCGGCCTCTGGAAGAAATGGAAGGAGGCATGGGACGAGGCTCTGGGCTACGCGGTGCGGAAGGGGCGGGCGCGGCGAATCGTCACCGGCACCCCCAAGCGCGACAAGCCGGCGCGCGCCCTGATCAAGCGACTGCTGAAAGACCCCCGCGTCGTCGCTCGCCGCCTGCTGACGAAAGACAACTGGGCCAACCTCTCGGAGACCTTCAAGGAGACGGTGCTGCTGACCGCGGACACCGAACTCGGCCGCCAGGAGCTTGAGGGCATCATGCTCGAGGAAGCCGAGGGCGCCCTGTGGAAACGCAACTGGATTGAGTTGGGGCGCATCGAACCGACCGAGGCGCCAGGGGGGTGGGGGCGGAAGCTGCTGGCATTGGACCCCGCCGACGGGCTGGACGATGGCGACGAGCAGGGCTGGGCTCTCGTAGCTGAGACCACGCCGGGCGACTACTACCTGCTCTCCAGTGAAGGAATGCGCAAGACGCCGACTGAGTGGCTGACGCAGGCAGTGATCCTGGCCGATCGGGTCGACGCTGCGATCGTCGTCGAGAAGAACCACGGCGGCGCCTTCCTGCTCGCCTTGCTGGATCAGGTCATGAACGAACTCGGGGTTCGCGTTGCCGTCTTCGAGGTGACCGCCAGCGATGGCAAGCGGACCCGAGCCGAGCCGGTAGCGATGCTCTACGAGCAGGGCGCCAACCGAGGCGAGGCAGTTGTCCACCACGTCGGTGAGTTTCCCGACCTGGAGGACCAGATGTGCAACTGGACCGGGGAGCCGGGCATCCCATCGCCGGACCGGATGGACGCCTTGGTGTGGGCGATCACGGCGCTGATGAAAGGTGTGGGGGCGAGGCGGGGGAAGCGCAAGGTGAAGGTCGGGACGTAGGGGTACGATGCACTAACGCTTCCACGCTCCCAGCCCTAGAAGCACAGGCGGGCATGGCTACCGAAAGGTTGGGGCACCGGGCCGTAGGGCACAGCTTGAGCGTGGTAGGCCCGGTGCCTGATCGCCACAGGGTCAACGCCACCCCCCGCCAGCATCGGGGGAGTGAGCGAGCGCATCCGCAAGGCCGTCCGAGTAGGGGTCACTGGCCCTCCCGAAGGCACTACGACCCAGCCAGAGGACCAGTCGGCGAAGTGGACGCCCGAACACGCGCTGCTGCCGCCTGCCGACCTCGAGCGCTTGGCATCCCTGACCAGCGTCGCCCGCTCCCGCCGCCCCTGCATCGAGGCCACGGTGCTGAACACGGTCGGACGGGGGGTGGAGGTCGTCCCGCGTGAGGGGCAGGAGGACGATGCAGAGGACGACGAGGCCGCGGAGCTGCTGAAGCGCTTCGATGACCTTGCCCGCCGTGACGTGCGTCTGGGCCGCCCATCCTTCAAGCGTCTGCTCGCGGCCGCCAAGTGGGACGAGGAGGAGGTCGGTAACGGCTACCTTGAGGTCGCGCGCAACCGCATCACCGGGGAGATCTCCGGGCTCTTCCACATCCCCGGCAAGGAAGTGCGCCGACGCAAGGACCGCAAGGGCTGGGTGGTCGGCCCGAAGAACGGCAGCGCGGCAGACCGCGTTGAGTTCTACGACTTCGGCGAGAAGGTGAAGTATGACGCCGATGGGCACCCGGAAGGGACGCTGAACGGCAACGGCAAACGCTGGGATCGCAACGAGATCATCCCGTTCCGCCTGTACACGTCCAAGAGCCGCGACTACGGACTGCCCCGCGATGAGCACTTGGCGATCGACTACCTCGGCGACCGCAACGCGGCTGAGGCAAATGTCGGCTTCTTCGCCGGAGGCGGGGTGCCGCCCACCGTCATCTTCCTCAAAGCTCCGCAGACGGAGAACAGCGAAGACGAGATCGAGATCGAGATCCCGCCCGAGCTACCGGCGAAGATCGCCGCGGCAATGAAGGCGGATGGCGACCGGCGCAATCGGGTCGCCTTCTTCAGCCTGCCCGAGGGCGTCGAGCCCGACAAGATCGACCTCGCCTCCCTCTCAGAGCGCGACATGGGCTTCATCGAGTTCCGCAAAGACAACCGGCGCGCCACTCTCGGCGCATGGCGCATGGCCCCGATCTTCATCGCGGACATCGAGGACACGAACTACTCCACCGCCGAGACCGAGCGCAAGCTGACCAAGGAGCAGCTATTCGACCCCGAGCAGGACCGGTGGGAGGACATCCTGACCGAGACCCTGTTGCGTGAGATGGCCCCGCATATGCAATTCAAGTTCACCGAGCTCGACGTCACTGACGAGAAGGCGGTGCGGGAGTCGGCCGACTCAGCAGGCGACCGAGGCGAGATCACCAACGGTGAGTACCGCGAAGCCCACGGCTTCTCCCGGTTGGCTGAGGCGAAAGAGGGCAGTGAGCCCAAGATCGGTGAAGTTGAGTTCGGTTGGAACGACATGCTGGTCACCGTCAAAGGCGGAAGCCACGAGGCAGTGCAGCGCGGGGCTGAGGCGGCGGCGCAGTTGCTCGCCGAAGGGAACCCGAGTGGCCCCAGCGGTGTAGACGGTGGTGGCTGAGCCGCGCCAGTCCCAGAGTGACCACGACGAGGCGGTGCTGATCGCCCTCGTCCTGCTGCTCCTCTCCGGTCTCTCATTCGCCGAGCTCGGCCGCCGGGCCATGAACCTCTTGGCAACTGCAGGCATTGCCGCCGGCGCCACGGCGGCGGTCCTGTCCCTCATCGGTGCCGGTGGCGTCGTCTTCACCGCAATCCCCGAGAAAGTCGGACCTGCAGAGAGCTTCATCCGCCGGACCACCGTCACTCGCAGGGCTCGCTACATCCTGGCGGCGACGAAGCGACTGCAGGCCGGCGGCTCACCGACCGCCGAGCGCGCCCTCTACCGAGCGCACCTGGCGGCAGAGGAGAAGCGAGCAGAGGCGGGGCGGCGGGTCGACGAGGCGGCGGCGAGGTTCGGTCCGACGCTCGGCTGGGATTCAGTCCGGGATAGCCGCACCACCCGCGAGTGCGCTCACGCACACGGCTCGAACTTCTCGGCGCTGGTGCCACCCTTGATCGGCTGGCCCGGGACGCTGCATGGGGGAAACTGCAGGTGCCGAGCAGTCACTCCGTGGCCCGACGGGAAGACGCTGGCCTAGCCGGGTCAACGCAGGGGCTCGCCAACCTGAAGGCATGGCGACGGTCGAACTCGGTGAAGGCGCGGTGGGTGCCCATGAGCGGACGCTCGTGGCGAGCACCGCTGACACCGTCGAGTTCGAGGAGGACTTGAAGACGGTTGAGATCGTCAACGTGGATGGTGCCGCGGCGATCTACTTCACGGTCGACGGCAGCGCACCGACCGTCGGCGGCGAGGGCTGCGGCTATCTCCCCGCGACCCCCTGTGCCCGCGTTGTCACGTCACGGTCGCCCGCGAAAACCATCGTCCGTCTGATCTCCACTGGGACGCCGAAGTACAGCGTCGCCCGCGTCCTAGGCTGATGGAGGGACTGCACTTTCTCGGCGCCGGGGCGGCATCGCTTACCGAGACGGTGAAAGCGGTGCCCGCGTCTGGCGAAGCGCTGACGGTCGACCTCGTGCAGGGCACCGAGTGGGATATCACCCTCACCAAAAACTGCACGATCACGTTTCCGGCGCCGACGAAAGGGCGCTCGTTTTCCCTCGTGCTCCGTCAGGACGGTACTGGCGGCCGTACGGTCACCTGGCCCGCGAGCACGCGGTGGTCGGGCGGCGTCTACCCGCTGCTATCGACTGCCAAAGAAGCAGTTGATCTCATTTCCTTCACCTGTATTGACGGCGAACACTGGCTGGGATTCTTCGACGGCGCGGGCATGGCGTCGGGCGGTGCCGAGCTGGCTGCCGGGCCATACCGGCAGATCATGTATGGCGGTGTGCAGATCGGTGCCGCGGTTGCGGCGGGTACCTATGCTCTCCTTCCGGGCGCTGGTGGCAACGTCGCCCTCACTGCCACCACTGCACACGCCTTGCGTTGGCTTGATCCGGCCAAGTTCCTCATCGCTCAGCGCACGACGCGATACCGCGTTCAGGTCATGGCGGCGGTGAACAACACCGCCCCGGGTGTCAACTTCACGGTGGAATTGCGGAAAGTGACGGAAACGGCCGGGGGAGCGGCGGCACTGACGATTGCCGCCTCTGCGCAGGTCGCTGGGCTCACGGCGGCGATCAACAAACCGGAAGCCAAAAAACCGGTCGTGGCCGAATCTGAAGACATCGAAGCTCCTGTCGCCGGCGCCTACATCTTGGCCGTAACGACGACGGAAGCCACTGCCGCCGCCAGCATGACCGACCTGTTGGCCGGCGTGTACGTGCGCTGATGCGGCGACGTCACCACAGGCGCTCGGCGCCGGCCCGGGGAGCCAGTGCAGCGCCCTACACCCCTGTGAAGCTTGGCGTGATCACGAGCGCCACGCCGAAAGCCGTCGACATCACCGCATTCAACGCCTCGATCGCGCCACGCAAAGTTGACCTGATGATGGTCTTTCGCGGCTTTAACCAGGTGCTGGCCTTCCCGAGCGACAAGGCGGACGCAGATGCAGTAGGCGCCGAGCTGCTGCTCGCCTGGCAGATGACGGCGAACCCCCAGGGGACCGGCCTGAACGGGACGCTGGGTGCCGTCATTGGCGGAGCGCTCGATTCCTACATGGAAGCCGAGGCGGCCAAGATGGTCACCTACGGCAAACCGGTGATTGTCCGCCTCTGCCATGAGTTCAATGGCATGTGGTACGCGTACGGCAACGGCGACGAGTCGGCCGCCAGCTTCATCGCTGGCTGGCGCTACGTCGTGGACTTCATGCGGGCGAAAGGCGCCACGAACATCCGCTGGTGCTGGAATCCGAACGTCTGGGGGCTGGGTTCGGCCAACGTCGCCGACCCCACCACGTTCTACCCCGGCGATGCCTACGTGGACCTCATCGGCCTCGACGGCTACATGACGTTGAAAGAGAGCGTTCGCCAGCCATCTGATCTCTTTGGGCCTAGCCGCGCCGCGATTCCGGCAATCAGCGCGACCAAGCCGGTGATGATCTGTGAGGTCGGTGTAGCGGAGGATGTGCGACTCAACAAGGCGGCCTGGCTGACGAATCTTGGCCTCTATGCGAAAGGGCTGGAGTCCGTCTGCTACTTCGACCGGGATCACACGGCCGAAGGAGAAGGCGACTTCACGCTAGACACTTCGGGGACGAACCCCGCTGCGCTCTCTGCTTTCAAGCAGGCCGTCAATAACCCGCTGTTCGTCTGACCAAGGGTCAACGCCCGCCGTCTTCTAGCTTCATTCCCTGCGACGCGGTGTAGCGCAGCCAGGCAGCGCGCCGGCCTCATGCGCCGGAGGTCGCCGGTTCGAATCCGGCCACCGCTATCGGCTCCGGCCGATCACGGGACCGTCACTCCGGAGGGCGAGGGCGGTCCCTCTCCATGCTCTCGGGTCAACGCGGGGTCGCGGCAGGCTGGATCTGTGACCCCGGCGTCCGTCAAAAACCTCCACGAAATCCACGCCTTGCTCGGCGAACCGATGCGGCCAAAGCGTCGTCGGCGGCAGATCGAGTCGCTGGATGAGTTCCTGAATCTGTCGCCGACCAAGTACGCGCCGGGGGCGTTCCGAGCGGTTCTTCGCCGCGACTCCTGTGCCTACTGTGGGCAGTCGGGCGGAACCATCGACCACATCGACCCGAAAGCGGGTGGCGGGCCGGACGCCGTGACCAACCTCACCGGCGCCTGCGTGCAATGCAATCGCGCCAAGGGCCGCACTCCGCTGCTCCACTTCTTAGGCAGCGTTTTCCATTTCGCCTCGCCGCCCGCCCGGCGCCCAGACCGGCTCGTTTGCGTGGCATGGCTCAGCCGGGGGCGGGGACGCTGCCGCCAGTACCGCCAGCGTCCCTTCCGACTCCCGAAGGAGGCGTGATGCCCGTCAACCTAATCCGCGACGCCGATATCCGGGCGATCTCCATCGTCGATAAGGGCGCCAACCGCAAGCGCTTCTTCCTCACTAAGTCCGACGGCGAGCAGGCCGAGGTGCTGACCGACACGCGCCCCCTGCTGAAGTCCGAGGACTGGTCGGTTGCCTACTGCGTGGTGGCCGAGCCGGGGTGGCACGAGGGCCCGGGCATCGGGGCCGAGGAACCGCACACGCTGGACCGCTGGGCTGACGAGGACGAGATCCGCAAGGCCGCCCACCGTTTCATGAGGAACGGCGGGCTGGTGAATAAGCTGCACGAATCCCTCGAGCCCTACGGCCAGCTCGTAGAGAACGCCGTTGCTCTCGACGACTTCACCGTCAACGGCGAGACGATCGCCAAAGGCTCCTGGTACATCGCCATCGCTCCGAGCGACGAGGGCAGGCAGGCGATCGACAAGGGCGAGTTCACCGGGATCTCGATTGAGGGCATGGCCCGGCGCGAACTGGTCGAGAAGGCCAGCGAAGACGACGACCACGCCGCCTGTGACGCTTGTCTACTGCACCCGAAGAAGGGGACGCTGAAGAAGGGCGCCGGAAAGGCACTCCCGGGCCTGGACAAGAAGCCCGGCAAGTCGAACTGGGTCGACGAGGCCGGCGGGCTGCCGGATCTAATCGACCGTGCCGCCCGCCATCTGCATTCCGAGCGAGGCCGGCCGATCTCTGCAGCCATCGCCACCGCCGTGAACTGGGCGAAGAAGGGGTGTGCCACCGGCACCGCATTCGGCGGCAAGGTGAAGGTCTCTAAACCGGCCCAGGCCCGCATGTGCGCCGCGGTCGCAGAGTGGGAGGCCAAGAAGAAATCGGTTGGCGTGAAGAAGGCCAAGGGCGAGCGCTTTGAGACCGTTGCCGGCATCGACGCCTACCTCGCCAAGGCGAACGGGTCAACGCGGGGCAGCCGTAGCGTCGGTTCCGTGGCCGAGGAAACCCTGCTTCAACGGATTGCCAAAAAGGTCGGCCTCTCCGAGGAGGAGATCGCAGTCGAGAAGACCCACCGCACCTTCGGCGAGATCATTGCCCGCCGGGAGTTCGACGAGATGTTGCCGGAAGCCTTCAACGCCTTCCGCGAGGCCGTTTCCAATGCCTTCTTCCCCGCCCCCGGCGAGGAGGCCGACCCCATCGCCCTCATCACCGAGTCGTGCGATGAGTTCAAGGCGTGGGCACTCGACAAGTTGGACACGGTCCCCGTCGAGAAGGCGCAGCGGGCCGACGCTCTGGGCGTGGCTCTGGACGGGTCAACGCCGCAAATGCCTACCTTCGATCGAGAGGACACCGACATGGGCCTGACCGACAAAGAGACCGCGCGCATCGAGAAGCTGGAGACGGCCGTCGAAAAGATCGGCGATGGCGTCACCAAGCTCATCGAGAAGTCCGAGGCTGAGACCGAGGATAAAGCGCCGACCGCCGAGGAGCTGAACAAACAGCTTGGCGAGGTCACGGATTCGGTCAAGAAGCTCGGTGAGGACATCGCCAAACTCGGCGATGGCGGCACCACGCAGACCGAGACGGAGACCACCGTCACCAAACAGGACGCTGAGGCAGTCGCCAAAGCGTTTGAAAGCAAAGGCGTCAATCCGGCGCTGGCGGGGGTAATGGGTTAAATGGATAACGCAGCCGCACTTGTCGAGGTAGCGAAAGCCGCGATTGAAACCGGCGCGGGCGGTCAGCTGAACGACTCGCAGTCCGATGCTTTCATCCAGGAAATTCAGGACAAGTCGTCCTTCGGGGCACAGATCCGCATCGAGCGGCGCCGTGCGCCGAAAGGGACCATTGACAAGATCGGGGTCGGTCGCCGACTGCTTCGCGGCCACAAAGAGAACACCGACGACGGCTACCGGGCCGGCGTCAACACCGGCGAAGTGCTGTACGACGCCGGCGAGCTGTGGCTGCCCATCGAGATCACCCGGAACTTCAAACACGAGAACCTCGAGGGCGATTCAGCGGAAGCCAAGATCCTGGATCTGATCACCAACCAGTTCGCCCTTGATCTCGACGACCTCCGCATCAACGGCGACGAGGAAAGCGCCGACCCGATGCTCAAAGAGGACGACGGGTTCGTCAAGCTGATCACCGACTCTGCCGACACGCATCACGTCAAAGGCGGGAAAGTCAAAGACTCCGGGGGCAACGAACTGAAAGGCGCCATGGACACGGCGCTCTTCTTTGCTCTGCTGTATGCCACCCCAACCAAGTACATCAACACCGGTCGTCTGCGCTGGGGCATGTCGCCTGCACGCTGGGTCACCTGGATCGAGTCGCTGGTGCAGCGCGAAACCGCCGTCGGCGACGCTGCTCTGACCGCCAAGGATCTCTTCCCGCTGGGCATCCCGCCCTTCATCGCGACCTCCAGCACGAACGGCGGCGCGACGATCCCCGGTATCCCCGGTTTCCCAGACGACCTGATCACCCTGTTTGATCCGCAGAACGTCTGCGAGGTCATCACCTGGGACATTGAGCGCTACACGGTCAAGGCGGGCCAGGACTGGGAGCTGACGACCCGGCGCAAGGACGGCCACGTCTTCTTCATCAAACGTGATCTGATCGTCGTCGAGGATGACGCGGTGGCCTACGCCGACGAACTCAGCGCTATCCCGACCGGCGAATAGGGGTGACGCTCTAGATGGGCGACAACGTTGAGAAGTCGGGGGTCCACCTCACCGGCAAAGATTCGGGCTGGCCTGTCGGCGGTGCCGGCGAGCCGCCCCACACCAAGGACGGAACCGGTGCTGACCCCTTCCCGAAGGCTGCGTCGGTCGCAGACGGGAAAGTGAAAGACGCCGGTAAAGACGAGGTCCAGAAAGCCACCGTCAAAGGCGAAGGCGGGACGATCAAATGGACCTTCTCCGGGAAACAGACCGCGGCGCTCAAATACAACGCCACGGCGGCCGAACTACGGGCTGCCCTGGAGGCGCTGAGCAACGTCGAGTCCGGCGATGTCACGGTCACCGGCGGTCCTGGCGATGCCAGCGGATCAACCCCGTACGTCGTCACCTTCGGCGGCCAGTACGTGGACAAGAACGTCGCGCAGCTCACCGCCGATGTCACCAGCCTCACCGGCACCGGCAAAGGCGTGGCGATCGAAACCACGCAGGCCGGCACGCCGCTGTAGGCGGTACGGTGTGGCCATCAAGCGACGCCTTGAACACCTCGCCCCGCTCTTCGGCTTCCTTTCGATCCCCGCGTGGATCGAATCTCGTCGCGTCGGCTAGGGGTCAACACCCCTCAGTCGTACCGTCGGCGTAGATGGCCTACCCGACCACAGCCGAACTCGCTGCAGGGTCCACGGTCAAAGAGCTAACCGACCTGGAGCCCGAGCAGCAGGACGCACTCCTCGCCGAAGCCATCCAGGCCATCGAGCGCCACTGCCGCCAGAGCTTCACCGCCGACGGCACCGTGGAGGACCCGGTCACCGTCACGCTCGACGGTGACGGAGGCACGCAGGTCTACCTACCGCGCCGCTTGGCCAAACTGACCGACCTCAGTGTCTCCGACGGCGGGCTCTCGGTGAGTGACGTCACCCTGAGCGCCCGCCACGACCGCCTGCACATCACGCCGGAACCCGGCGCATCCTCCTGGGCTACCCGCGCGATCGCCGAGGCGACGGGAACCGTGCGGCTCCTCTTCCCAGCCGGCGCCGGCACGGTCGAGGTCTCGGGGGTCTGGGGCTGGCCTGACGAGGACTACCCCGACGCGGTGACCACGGCGCTGAGGCTGGACATGGAGGACCGGGCGCTAGCGAGTGCCCACCCGCTCTCGGAAACCGTTCGCTCTGCGCGCGCGCTGGGCCTTGGCTCTATCGCGCAAGGTGCTCTCTCGCTCGATCTCAGCGACTCGGAACCCGAGATTTCAACGCGAGTTCGCCGGGCACTGCGTGGCCTGCGCTGGGACATCCCATCGGGGGCCCTTGCCTGATGCTGCCCTACGACAAGTTCGCGACGGTCACCGGGACCTCAAACGAGCACTTGGGCGTTATCCGGCTCGCGGTGTGGGAGACGCCCGACCCGCGGGAGACGCCCACTGGCGAGGTTTGGAATTGGAGCGGGGAGGCCGAGATCGAAGCGGCCGGCTTGCTGGTAGACCAAGGGAACCGGCGCCTGTACATCGTGGAGAGTCGAGAGGAGTTGGAGGGCGCCGTCGACGGAGAGCGCCCCCCAGGTCGGCGCCTAGGACTGCTCGCCGCCGTGCGCCATGCCTTCCTGCCGCACCTGGAGTTGCGACTTGCCGAGATGAAGGGATCCTGATGGGCCGAGTGACGTTCAGAGCGCGGGTGGTCGACCAAAGCCGGCGCCTAGTCAAGCGCGGCACCGTCCGCAGTGCGATTCGCCAGGAGTTCGAGGGTGAGCTTGCACCGCGGCTGGTCCGCATCGGCCGCCAGACGGCGCCGCGGCGCTCAGGTGCCCTGGGGCGAGGTTTGCGCGCCGTCGTCGGCCGAAGCATCGCCGGCGTCGGTGTGGACGTGCGCTCCACGGTCCGATCCCGACAGGGCTACCCCTACACCGGCGTTACCCGGTTCGGTCACCGCCAGGCCCGTATCTACCCGCGGCATGGTCGGGCACTCAGCACGCCTTGGGGACCGCGCGCCTGGGTCCGCGGCTACCGCCCAACGCATGACTGGGCCGATGACACCAACCGCGCTGCTCAACCGGAGATCGCCCGTTCTGCCGAGCGCATCGGGCGCCGGCTCCAGGGGGTCCTTTGAGCTCGCAGGAAGTCGCAGAAGCTGTCGTCGAGTGGGCGCGCGAGCAGTTGCCCGAACTCAACGACGGCCACCCTCACCCGATTAGCGAATCTGGGGACCTCCCCGACGTGGTGGCAGCAGTCGCCCACATCCGAAGCGTTCCTGGCGAACCGGAGAAGTTTCCGTTTGCGATGCTCGAGCAAACCTGGCTCAAGGTCTATGACATCGAACTCTCGATCATGGTCGAGCAAGAGCAAGGGAACGAGGGCGAGAAAGCGGCGCAACAGCAGCTCGAAGCCTTCGCCGAAACCCTGCTCGGGTCAACGCTGGCCGACGCTACGTTGGGAGAGCGGGTACCTATGGTCTCTCCTTTCCTCGAAGCCGACTTCAGCGAGCCCTTCCGGGAGCGCTCCGACGGCCTGCGGGGACGGACCATGTTCATGACCCTGACGGTGGGCGAACTACTGGCGGTGCAGCCGTGAACGAGATCGCCGTCACTTACCACGGCCCGGCTGGGGCTTACCACAGCGCCGACGAGGTGGGTACCTGGCACGAGTTCGCCCGCGGCGCAACCGTGACGGTCTCCGAGGATTTCGCGGAGCAACTGCTGGAGATTGAGGACCACAAGTTTGAGCTCGCCGACGAGATCGAGGTCACGGCTGACCAGGACGGCCAGGCCGACGAGGCGCTGACCACCGACCAGGACGACCCCGAAGGGGTCAACGCCACGGCCACCTACCTTGAGGAGTAGCTAATGCCTTCCGTCTACGACATCACCAAACTCGGCGTCGGGCCGGCGCGGGTTCTGTACGCGCCTGTATCGGAGTCAGTCCCGAAAAAACTTCACGACATCGTTGAGCTGATCAACGAAGACGGGTTCTATAAACCGGTCGGCGATTGGGTTGACTTTGGCGCCGCCCCCGAAGGCGATGGCGCTAGCTACAGCCGCGGCTTCGAGACCGAGAGCCTGGGCATTGAGCAGTCCTCGGGCGCGATCTTCACGGACATCACCGACGTGAACCGCTCGATCTCCCTGAACGTCGCCGAGATTGACCCGGTCAATATGAAAATCGTTGAGGGCACCTCAATCGCGACTGAAACCATCGCAAAAGCGAAAGGCAGCTCGGCACAAGAGCGCGTTCCGATCGGATCGGTAACCGAGTTCGATCAGTACCGCATCGTGTTAATTGCCCAGCGCAAGAAACAGTCGGGGGTCGTGAAAGAGCCCGACAACACCGAACGTGGCCGTCTTGTCGCCGTGGTCCTCAACCGCTGCCAGATCAGCGCCGACGACTCTGAGATCGAGGTCTCCAAGGGCAACCTGATGAGCGCTCCCCTCACCCTCGAAGGCTTCCCAGAGCCCGGCGAACCGGGTGAAAAAGCTTTCGGTGGCTGGATCTTCGAGAGCGCCGGCACGATCGAAGCTCCGTGAGCGACGACCCGACCACGATCCATCTCGGGGCGCGCACTCACACCCTCGTCCCGCAGGGCATCGGCCGCATCCGGCGCAAGCTGGCGAAGCTCATCCAGCTCAACGAGTCGCCAGACCAGATCGACGGCGAGATCGGAACGCAGCTCTATGACGTGCTGCAAACGTTCATTCCGGACGTTGCATCGCTTCCCGACCTGCTGGGCGAACAGGAGGATGAGGCAGCAGCACTGCAAACCGAAGCGACTCTCCCGCAGCTCCTCGACGCGATCGAGGCCGTCTACCGCGTGAATGGCGCAGACAGGCTGGTGCGCCTGGGAAAATCTCTGCTGGGGGCCGAGGGGCTGCAGACGATCGTGCAGCGAGAAGCCCTGACCTTCTCCTTGGATCGCTCGCTGAGCTCGCCATCCACGAACGATGGTGCGGACTCGACGACTTCTTCGACGACTCCCCCAACCTCGGTGTCGAGCGAGGACTCACCCTCCCCCGACTCCTCACCCTCCTCGACGCCCGAGAGCATCGCCGCCTAGCTGAGACCCGCTTTCAGGCGATCGTCTTCGCCACCGCAGTCAACGCCCCCGACAAGCTCCCAGACCTTTTCAAGAAGCGTCGCGACACGCCCGCCGATGAACCGGCTGGCAAGTGGTGGACGAAGGGCGGGGGTCAACGAAGCGGATCGGGAGATTCGGAGTAGGCATGGCCGCCAGCGCTTCCATCCACGAGACCGTATTGCGCGTCCTGGGTGACGGCGACGACGGCGAACGCACCATTGACGAGTTGCGCGCCAAGCTGGCGAAACTCGCGGCCACCGAGGCTGAAGCCACGCTGGACATCAACGACCGCCAGGTCGACCGCAAGCTGCGAGAGGCGCAGCGCCACTTGGCTGAGTTCGCGGCTCAGAGCGCGACCGCCGACGTGGACATCGACACGATCGGCGCCGGCGCGAAGCTCGACGAGCTGCGCCGCGACCTCGAGCGTGTCGACCGGGAGCGCGCGACCCCTGAGGTCAACGCGAAAGTCGCGAAAGCGCTCCTAGCCCTGCAGGCGCTCGACAAACGCTTGGATGCGATTGACCGCAAGCAGGTCACGGTCGACGTCGATGTGCGCCGCGGGGTTGCCGAGCGCGCGCTGACCCTGCAGAGGGCGTTGGGTGGTGTGGCGGATGCCGCCGAGAATGCGAGCACGCCGCTCAAGTCGGTGGAGTCGGCCGCCAGCGGCGCCGGGGGCAGTCTGGGCGGTCTCTCGTCGTCTCTGGGCTCCGCAGGCGGCGGATTTCAGGCGCTGCTTGCCGCGGCCGCGGCTCTTGTGCCGGTGATCGTCTCGCTTATTGCCACCCTCGGCGCGCTGGCGGCCTCGCTCGGAGCCGCCGCAGCGGCAGCCGGGGCGCTCGCGGTGGCGCTCGGCGCCGCCATGGGACCGGCGCTCGGCGTCGTCGGTGCCGCAGGCGTCCGCGTCTCCGGGATTATGGGCACGCTCTCCAGCGCCACGTCGGGTGCGGGAGCCGCTGCCTCGAGCGCCGCTGGCTCCACCGCACGACTGGGCGGCATCACGGAGGAGGCGGGGAAGCACTCGCGCAAGCTCGCCGAGGCGCACGAACGCGAGTACAAAGCAACCCTGGCAGTTCGCGACGCGCGCGAGGGTCTGACCACCGCGACCCGCAACTACAAGGAGGCCGTCAAGCAAGCCTGGAAGGAGATCCGCGAAGCCGCCCAGCAGGTTCGCCAGGTCGAAGCCGAGGCCGCGAGGGCGACGAAGGAGGCGCAACGCGAAATCAAGCGTTCGGTCGCCGAACTCGCCGATGCCAAACAGATTGCCGCTCGCGAAGAAGGGGAGGCGGCGAAGGCTCAACGCGAAGCGGTCAACGACCTCGCCGATTCTCAGCGGGATCTACGGGATGCGGTCCTCGAAGTGCGCGAAGCCGAACGCGGTGTCCGGGATGCGAGGCTTGCCCAGACCGATGCTTCGCTGGGCCTGCTTGACGCCGAAGACACCCTGGAGGAACGCCAGGGCGAGACCAAGAAAACGCTCGAAAGCCTCGGCCTCTCCGGCGAAGCGCTGCAGAAGGTCCTCGCCGAACTCTCGACGGCCGATCTGGCCACGCTCGATCTCGGCTCTCTCCTCGCGTCGTTTGGCGTTGCCGCTACGCCTGCGCAGATCGAGAAGGTCTCTGACGCCGCGCGCGGGCTCCAGGAGAGCCAACTGTCCGTCGCCAAGGCCACCAACAACTTGCATGACGCCACCGAAGGGCTTGCCGACGCCGACAACTCGCTTGCCGATGCTCACACTGGCGTGAGCCGAGCGACGGAAATGGTCGCCGACGCACAGGCGCTTGTCAACGAGTTCGTCGTCAAGGGCGTGAAAGCCTACGAGGGCTATGTCGAAGCGCTGAAAAGCGTCGACGCTGCCGAGCAGGCGGTTGCGAGGGCACAGGCTGAAGCATCGCGGATCTCGGCCAAGGGGCAGCGCGAAGTCATTGCCGCTGCCGCTGATTTGGCGAGGTTGCAAAAGGATGGTGTTCGCGACAACGCGACGGTCATCTCCGCCGCCGAGAGCCTGCGAGATGCTCACCAACAGCTTGCGCAGGCCGTCCGGGAATCCAACAAAGCGCTGGAGAAAGGCGCCCAGGTGGCCGGCGGCGGGGGAGGTGGCGGCGGCGGTTACGGCGCCGCGCTAAACGAATTGAGCGGGCTGGACCGCGAATTCGGCGAAACGCTGCTGGACGTGAAAGCTGCGCTTGAGCATGCCTTCAAGCCAGCGACGACGGCTGTGCTGGAAGGCATGCAACGCGGCTTGCGCTCGATCATCCCGCTGCTAGGTGAACTGCGACCGGCCCTCACCCGCGTCGGCGAGGTTATTGGTGGCTTAGCTGCGTCTGCCGGCAAGGCATTGGCAGGTCCGGAGTGGTCCCACGCGCTCAAGTCCTTCACCCGCTCCAGCGCATCCGTGACCAAGCTCGTTGGCGAGTCCTTCGGCTCACTCGCGGAGATCCTGCGGAACATCGCACTTGCCTCAATGCCGTTCCTGATCGACGGGTTGCGCAAAGTTCGGGACTTCCTGAAGGGCATCGCCGATCGCACCGACGACGTCGGCGGCTTGCGCGACTCCATAGGCGGACTCGTCGACCACCTGCGGTCCTGGCTCAACCTCGCTCGTGCGATCGGCGGCGTGATGTTGGCAGTGTTCGGTGGGGAGACGGCCAAGGCCGGACAATCCCTAGTCGACTCGCTGGCCCGCGGCGCGGACAAGCTAGCGGAGTGGGCCCGCTCCGCTAAGGGGCAGGAGGCGATCAAACGATTCTTCGAGGACATCCGGCCGCTAGTCGACGCGGTGACTTCGCTGTTCGGCAAGCTGGTCGTCACCGCACTGCTGTTCACGCAGGTGATGGCCCCGGTTTTGGCGCCGATCGTGCGCGGGTTCGGGGCGCTGGTGGACATCATCAACCGGGTGCTCGCCGCGCTGACGAAAATCCCGGCGTCGGCGCGCGAATTCCTCGGCAGCTTCGGCGGCCTGGGCCTTCTGGCGCAGGCAGTGGGCGCGGCGGCCAGCGCATTCTCCAAGCTTCCGGGCTTCATTTCAGGGGCGGCGACGACGATTAAGGACGTGGTGGGCGGAGCCTTCTCCACCGCCCGCGATGCGGTCGTTGGCGCCGTGTCGACGATGCGAGACGCCGCAGCGGGAGCGTGGGATGCGATTCGCGAGAAGGCGGCCAGTACGTTCGGTGCGGCGAGAGAGGCGGTGGGCGCAGCGGTGTCGACGATGCGCGAGGCGGCGTCGAACGCTTGGAACGCGATCCGGCAGAAGGCCGGCGACGCCTTCAACGGTGCGCGGGAGGCTATCTCGAGGGCGATGCAGGGAGCCCGCGATGCCCTCGCCGCCGCCGTGCGCGGGATGCGGGATGTGGCGACTGGCGCATGGGAGGCGCTTCGCGACGCCGCGGGCAATATCTTCGGCGGCGTGCGCACGGCGATTGCCAACGCCATGCAGGCGGCGCGTGAGGCTGCAGCAAACGCCGCTCAAGCCATGCGTGAGCTCCTCACCAATACCTGGCAGACGATCCGGGAGGCAGCGGCCAACATCTTCAACGACGTCCGGCAGGCAATTGCCAACGCACTGAACGAGGCCAAGCAAGCGGTCGTCAACGCCGTGAACGGGATGGTGAGCTACCTCGCTAACGCCGCCGACGCCTTCTATAAGGCCGGCGTAGCGCTCATCGACAACCTGATCGACGGGTTCAAGTCAAAGGTCGAGTCTCTTTACAACACCGTCAAGGGCGCGGTCGACAAGGTGACGGGCCTTCTGCCCGGCTCCGAACCAAAGGACCCCCGCTCGCCTCTACGCGGCCTGCCAGAGCGAGGCCGCGCGCTGATCGGCAACTTCGCCCGCGGGATCGAAGAAGCGGCACCGGATCTCTCCCGTGTACTCAGCGATGGGCTCTCGGCGGCAATCAGCGTGCCGGATCTTCGGGTGCCGGCGATGATGGCCGACGGTGCTGGGGCCGACCAGCGCCAGTTCCACACGACGATTCAGTCGCCGCCGGGGACGATCGCCGACCCGCAGATGGCGCTCGCCTTACTCGACGCCGAACTGCGCAACCGTGGGGGAGTCGGCTGATGCTGCCGGGCCTCGAGGGGATCTTCCAATGGACGCCACCCGGCGCTGAAGAAGTCGCCATCGTTCTCAACCAACGCACCAAAGGCGCGCTCGGCGAAGAACCAAAAAGTGACGAGGTCTGGCCGTGGTTCAAAGTCGAACGGATCAGCGGGCTACACGATCTCGCCGCGGCGGAAGATAACCGGGACGCTCGGGTCGGTGCGCCAGGCTCGATCGCACGCCCCTCGAAACGTCGGGAGAAGTCGGTCACCTTCGAGGGCACTGTGATGGCGCGGACTCTGCGCGAGCTGCGCCAAGCTCGTGACCTCCTTGCGGCTGGCTTCGCCGAGGTCGACGCGGAAGGTCGCATGGACTGCTCCTGGCACCCCGATAACGACGAGTTTGCGGAAGATCCTCCGGTGTTCTTCGAAGCCCGCTCAGTACTAGCCACGGTGCCCGAGCAGCAGGGTAAGAAGAACTACAACCGCCCATTTGTCATCGGGCTGGTGATGGGGGACGGGCGGCACTTCGACGCCAACGCGCTGCTCAGCGGTACTGCCACGACCGTGACCACCGGCATAACGTACGAATTCACCTGATGCCTATCTCGATCCCTTCCAACTCGCGTGGCCCGGTTCTCGACCTGGCGCTGCCGGTGCAGGCAAAGGCGATCACGGTGATCATCACCAACCAGTCGACCTCGAAGTCGCTGGCGCTCAATCTTCCGGCTGCCTGGAATGGCGACGACCTGACGCTCGACTTTGTCAACCGAACCATCAGGGACCAGAAAGGGGCCGATAGGTCGGGGCTGCTGGACCCGGTAAACAATCAGCTTTGGGTGCCCGAGCCGCTGATAGGCGGTCCTAACGTCGTGAAGATCCAGGCTTTGGCAGCCGTAGAATCGCAAACGAAATCGCCCGGCACGGTAGTTGATGACGCGACTAACGAAGGAACCGCACCAGCGTGGGCTACTCCCGCCAACGCCAAAGTGGCCGACAACGTGCGGACCACCTGTACCCTGCCGCTCGCCGGACTTTCGCATCGCCTGAAGGCAACTGGCTACGGATTCGCCCTGCCTGCGTCAGTAGAAATAAAGGGTGTCGTATTCACCCCACAGCGGGGCATGGCGGTAGGTAAAACCTCTGTGAAAGATGCAGAAGTCAAGTTGGTCATAGGAAACGCGGTGCAGGCCACCAACAGGTCGTCGGCGGCCTACTGGACGGAAGTGGAGGAAGACGTTGCATATGGCGGTCCCACTGACCTGTGGGGCGTGGTCGGCCTGAGCAAAGCCAACGTTGAGGGGGCCACCTTCGGGGCAGCGCTGGCGGTCGCCAACTTCAATGGCAATGCCGGCGAGATAGCGCGGGTCGACGCCATGCCGATCACCGTCTATTACCGGCCGATCGTCGCGTATGCTGCCACGGCGACCTTGCGCTGGGAGAAGGGCTACCACTAGGCGACACGAATGGCGCGAATTTGTGTAGCGTTGTGGCCGATGAAGCGCGTCTCCCTCCTCGCTGCTCTCGTCTTTTCCTTTGGCGTCACCGGCGCCACCGCCAAGTCATCGACCCTCTCCTATCCTGTGGCCAAGCGCGCGATCCAAGTGAAGGCGGACGCCTTTGCCGGCGCTCGGACCCAGATTACGTCGATGTTTCATGTGAAGCCCCTCGCCTACTCGGGCCGCGCAGAGTGGGACCGAATTAACCCGACCGGCTGTCATGGCTGCGGATACGATCCTGTGACCGGTCATAGTGTCGACGAGCCGACGACCGAATCCTGCTCCGTGAGTTTGGTCGCAACCAAGGCGCTGTCGGGTGCGGTTCGGGTGCGCACCGAAGATTTCCTCTGCTACTGACGCTGGGTCAACGCCCCCAGTCAGCAGGCTGGAGGCATGCACCTTGACTTCGAGCTTTGCGACCTTGAGCAGACGGTTCTCACTCGGCTCGACCAGCGAAAGCCCGGTGGCTGGGTGCAGCTTGGGCTCAATGCGATGCGGCGTGGCTTCTGCCCGCTCAGCCTTGACGACGGCGCGCGCGAGCTGGCCGAAGCCGTCAAGTCGGTCCTGCGGATCACGCTGAAGGACGACGACCTGCCCGACGGCTCGTTGCCCCTCTTCATTGGCCGGGTGATCATTCCCGAAGACAAGGCCGATGCAAAGACGCAGGAACTCGGGCTCAATGCTTCCGATCCCCTCTTCCAGCTTGAACGCAAGTTGGCCCGCTCGGCGGTTGGAGCAGTCTGGAACCCTGTCGCCTTTGCAGCAACCGACCAAGGGCAGGTTATGTGGTCGCTGATCAGCGCCCTCGTCGGACACGGCGTTACGAAAGGAAGCGTCCCGCCGTCGATCAACCGCGACCGCACCTACCCGCCGGGCAAGGAGGTCGGTCAAGCACTGATCGAGATGAGCCAGGTGATCGGCGGTCCGGACTTCGAGCTGGAGCCAACGTTGGCGACGGACGGAACGCTGGCCCTCTTCAACACCTACTACCCGCGGCAAGGCGCCGACAAGAGCGAAGACGTGGTTTTCACCTTCCGTAATGCCCCGGAGGACGCAATCGCCTTCAGTCATGCCCCAGGTGGCGAGGAGATTTGTAATCGCTTCATCGCCGTGGGGGCGCCGGCCGACGAAGAAGGCGAAGAAGAATCGCCGGTGGCGCTGCACCCAGCCTATCTCGTCGAGCATGCCGGCTCGATCGCGGAGTACAAAAACGCCTTCGAGGAGCGCGAGCAACTAGACGACGTGAAGGAACTGGCGACGCTGAAAGCACACGCGGAAGCCGTCGTCGCCGCACGCGCCTTCCCGACCCCTTACTTCAGCTTTACCGCGGCGCCGGAGCAGTATGCGGGGGAGACCGGGGAAGGCGTGCCCCCTCGATTCGGGATCGACTACTGGCTCGGCGACACGATCGGCTGCAATGTCTACTACGAGGGCAGCGACGAACCACTTGAGCTAACCGGTCGAGCAACCGACGCGAAAGTGATAGAGCGCCCATCAGGCCAGCTCGACGTTGAGCTCTCCTGCGCACCGGAGATAAGTTCGGTCGGTCTTTCGGGCGAAGCCCTGACGTGGACGGTCCCGGAGGGTGAGTAGTGAGAGTCCAGCGCCGCCGAACTTCGCTTGATCGCATCGAAGAAGCGACGCGCCCTACGACGCCACTGCCAGCAACGCCGCTGTCGAGCGCGCCGCCATTCGCTGCCATCAAAGCCGCCACCGCCGATCTAGCCATCGTCGGTGAAGCCAACCAGGGAATAGCGAACTGCTCGATCGCCGTCCCAGGGGCGGGCAAGTACAGGGTCGAGGCGATCTTCGACTTCGAAGTTACGTCGGGGACCACGATCTGCGTCGGCGCCCTCCTGATTGGCGGCGCCGAACAGGGCGGCAACGCGATTTTGCAGGGCGGGCTGAGCACCCGGGTCACCTGTGTCCAAGAGTGGATCGTCGAAGTCGTCGAAGCGAAAACCTTCGTGCTGAACGCAAGGAAATCGGGCGGGGGCGGCAAGGCTTACGCCGCTCACACCAAGATCAGTGTCGTGCAGATTGTCTAGAGGGTCAACGAGAGGCGTCGACAAAATCGTGGGTGTGGCGCCAAGCAACGCGAGAACCGAGCGGGGCCGGTGATTGACCCGCGAGCCTCAACCGCCGCGCTCATCGCCGGCGATGGCAAAGCTGATCACGGTCGCGTTGCTCGCGATGGCGGTCTACAGCATCGTCACGACCAAGCGACTGGACTCGGTGCTGGGTGCCACGATTGGCGCGCTTGGGCTCGCCTGGATGGGTCACGGTGTCGATCGCTTCTTCGGAGGACGGTGATCGCATGACTGCCGGCCAGCACCTTCACGCTTTCCTTCGCCGTAACCCGGTCGCCTCGATCATGACGGTGATCGGGGTAGTTCTGATCGGCGCGGTGGCGCTGCGAGGCGAGAACACGCGCAACATCGTCGTTAACTCGCCTTGCACGACCGACGTGGACGGCGCTAAGTGCCAGAAGGTCAAGAAGGAGTCCGATGAAGCTCGCGATGTCGACTCGACCTGCGTCCTCTTTTACAAGGTTGACCGCGGTGGCCGCTTACTGAGGCTGACGAAGTGCCAGGTAAGGGGCACCCGCGACCAGGTTGGTGCGAGCCTGAGCTCCAGCGAACCTGCGCCCGCTCCCGATAATGAGGCTCCTGACCGGGGAGGCACTGTGCCGCCGTTGGCCGGCGATCCGCTCGGACCGGAGGGCATCGGTGGCAAGAAAGGCCATGCGCCAGGGGTACCGGGCAGTCCGTCGCCTTCGCCTTCAGCTTCGGGTCCGGGGGCCGACTCCAGTACTGGCCAGAGTCCTGAAGCGACGGCGCCGAACGAAACCGACGCTACGGAGCAGCCCACCCGTACCGTCCCAGCTACCACCGAAGCGGTTACTGGCGCAGTGGAAGGCACCGGCAAAGCTGTAGGCGAAGTGGCCGAGAAAGCCGGCGACGCCCTTGAAGACGCTGGGTGCAAGCTGCTCGCTGGCTGCTGATCAGGCGAGCGCCATCACGGCGTCTAGCCGGCGCTCGGTTCGCGCTTGGGCCTTCTCGAACTCGTCGACCGTGACGTCTCGATTCTCATAGGCCGCGCGGAGCCAGGGCTCGCACTCGCGCAGGAGATCGCGATCTTCGGCCAGCCCCTTCCGAACGAGCGGGCCATAGACGGTCGTACGCTCGGGAGAAAGGCTACGCATCGCCTTATCCCAGCCGTCCTCCCAGACCAGGCCGGATCGCTTTGACTCAGCCAGGATGGCGCCGACTTGTGCCCATGGGTTCACCGGCGCCAATCTTGGCGACGGCCCCGGATGGGTCAACGCGGCGCAGTCGTACGTTCGATGTATGTCCCATGAGAAGGCTGTTCACCGTGCCCTGTCCCTTCACTCGCCCCGGCTTAAAGGCGCCGATATCGTGGCCCTACAGAGCAATGTCAACGGGCGCTTCAAGCACCTGAAGATCGACCGCGAGATCGAAGTCGATGGCGTACTGGGCGGTGAGACCTTTGACGCGGTCGACGAGGTCGCCAACTGTCTCGGCGTCTGCGGCGAAGCACAGCAGAAGCTCAAACGCGGCACGATCTCCGAGGGAACGCAGGCGCTGATCCGGGGGCGCGAGCGCGCCGCCGAGGAGACGGCCGCCGGCCATCGCCGGAAGGACTATCGCGAGAAGCTGCGCAAGCGCTACGCGAAGTCGCCGGGAGCGCAGGCCATCGTCAAGTCCAACGGCCTGGTTGGCGTCCACGAGGAACCGGCTGGCTCCAACTGGGGCGAGAAGGTTGGCGAGATGATCCGCTTTACTGGCTACACGGGCCCGGTGTATTGGTGCGGGTGCTGCGCCGCGTGGATCGTGATTCACCTCGGCGGCGCCAAGATTCCTAGTCGCATCCGCCTGGGGTACGCCCCATACATCACTGCCGACGCGCTGGCTCGGACTAACGGCTTGCGGGCCGTACGGGTCGCGGAGGCTCAGGCCGGAGATCTGGGGTCGCTTTGGGGTGGCGAGCATGTCGTCACCGTCCGCGGCCCGGTCCGCAATGGCATGGTGCCCACGCGGGAGGGCAACACCTCGAGCGCCGACGGCAGTCAGTCTAACGGCGGGGAGATCGCTGACAAGGAACGCCCGGTCGGCGACTTTGACCGCGGCATTGTTGCCCGGCCCGACTGGGCCTGAAGGGGATTCCGATGTTCAACTTTGGTCGATACCTGCGAAAGCGCCCCAGGGTGAAGGTCAAGAGCGTCAGGAAGGGCAATGCCGATGGCGGCCAGCTCTACGAGCTCAGTCCTGAGACCTACGCCGGTCCGTGGACTTTGCCCGAGGGAACCGTGCTTGCTGTCGTCTCTACTCCACCTCTTCAACGAAAGGAATCACCCCAATGAAGGCAGTGGCCCGCGCTCTATACAACCAACCGGTGATCTTCTTGGCCGCAATCCAGGCGGGCTTTACCGCACTGGCCGCGACCGACGTGATTACGACCTGGATCCCGCTAGTCACCCTGGGGGTCGTCGCTGCGATTCAGCGCAGCCTCGTGACCCCCGACAAGCCGGTGCCGTGATGACCCTCTAGCCTTCCGGCCGAAGCCCGCCGAGCCCTCGTCACCCTTCGGAGTGGCGGGGGCTTTTGTCGTTCAATAGGGCGTCCCCCCAGGTTGCCAGCGCTGCACCTCCTGATCGGCGATCCGGTCAGCCAGTTCGAGCAGTTCTTCCCTGGCCTGGGGGATTGAGAGATGCCGTTCGAGGCCAGCCAGCGCGCCGGCCACGTCAGTGACCAGCCTCATGCTCGGCTTGTACTCGCTCATGAAGCGAGCAAGGAACTTGCGGGCGGCCCCGGCGTAGCCAGGCGAGCTCTGATCGGCCATCAGAACCGTCAAGCGCAGGGCCCGGTCCAGGGTGACATGGGGCAGGAGCCGCGCCTGCCTCCAAGCTGCGTCCAGCCGCCCCTCCTTGATCGCCCGGTCGAGGTGGCTCGTGACGAGTTTTGGCTGAATCCGGGAACCCATCGAACGCATGTTCGACAGATCGGTTCGCCAAAGTCAAGGCGAGCGCTACCCTGCCTTAAGGCAAGCCGATCCTCCAGTCGTCCGGCAAAAGTGATGCAGCAGGAGAACGGCCACCAGGGGTCCGGGGGCCCGGCGATCTCACCGGGGCAGGATGCCTTGGCTCGCGGTGCGGTGCTCGTCTCGGTGCTTCAGGGATACCCGCGGCGCTCGACAATCCTCGGCCTCTCGTTGGAACTGAACGTAATCCTGAATCTCGCGCGCTTCGATGTCGTCGAGCGCGCCGTAGTCGGGCTGGTCGGCGAGGACCTCCTGCGCTGCTGCGGAGCGACGGTAGTGCCGACCTCGACGGGGCTGTGGTGCCACCCGGGGCATCTGTAGGCGGACAGCAATCCTGAGCATCTGTCTGATCGACTAAGCCAGTTGGCTCTGGCGCACAACCCCCTGGAGCAAATTGGCTTACCGACGTGGCCGAGACACCTCCATCGCCTGGTCTCGCCGCGGCCATTCGCCAGATTCGGCATCGGGAGGGCTTAACTCAGGAAGAACTTGCTGCAAACGCAGGCCTTCACTTCACTTTCATCTCCCGGATTGAGCGAGGCGAGCGCGACCCGAGTTGGTCGTCGGTCCAGTCGGTCGCGCGCGGGCTCAGCGTCTCCGTGCTGGAGCTAGTCGCCTTAGCCGAACGCATCGAACTTGACTGAGCGGCTAACCTGCAGTGGGACTGGTGCTCTCCCTTGCCACCCCGCATCACCGCAAGAGCCCCCTCCGGGGTTGTATTTGGTCGAGACCTCGGAGGGGGCTTTCGCAGTGGCTTTATGCCCCCTTCGCCGGGGTGCTTGGCGCGATCCTTGAGACGATCTCCAGCTTCAAATCCCTCACCTCCCTTCGAGCGCTCGGGAATCCATCACTAGTTGAGGATCGGCCCGGCATCGGACGCCAACCGCTACGGTTGTTGCCTTAACTCCCGCTGATCGGCTCGACCATGCTGGCCTCAGAAACCGACAAGAAGCAGCGCGCGACGATCGAGCGAGAAGCCGCCCGCGCCAAGGCGTTCGTGCACCCACTTCGCCATCGGATCTTCATCAAGCTCGCCGAACGCGAAGCGTCACCGACCGAACTCGCCGAAGAGCTAGGCGCGAGCCTGAACAACGTCGCCTATCACGTCCGCTGGCTTGCAGGCAACCTTCCCCACAGCCCCAAACCGCTGATCGAACTCGTCGCCACCGACCGTAAGCACGGAGGTCGCCAGCATTTCTACAGAGCTATGGAGCAGCCGAAAGTCACCATCGCAACCTCAGCGGCTCAGAGCCGGAAGATTCGCGAAGACGTCAGCGCCTCGATCGTGCCGCGTATCGTCGATGATCTGACGACGGCGCAGGAGGACGGCACCCTCGATGATCACCCCCAACGATCGGTCATGCGATACCACTTCTGGACTGACGAGGAGGGCATGCAGAGGACGGCCGAGCTAGTCGAAACGCACCAGCGAGCGCTTGAGGAAGTCGCCGCCGAAAGTGCGCACCGGCGCGCCGCGAACCCCGACGCGAAGGGTTTTCCGGTAGCAGCCGAGACGATGGTGTTCCCGGTCGCAAAGCTCTATTAGCGGCGAGATCTCAGGGGTACTTTGAAACGCCTCTAAGCGGTTCGTTTGACAATCGTTGAGCGGTTGGGAACACTCGCTGCGTCTCTGTCTCTGACTACTACAGGGGGTTTCAGCGGTTGTGGATAGCGGTGGGGGAGAAGCGCCGTACCTCTCGGATCAGAAACTTCAGGCCCGTGAGATCGAAGAGCTGGAGAAGGTGGCGGCCGCAGCGTTGGCAGCGGCCAATCGGCTCCCTGAGCGCTCTCGTTGGCGCCGCACGTTTATTCAGGTGGCGGGCTTGCCCCGGCTTCATCCAGGATCTGCTCAAGATCCTTTGGATCAGGAAGGCGCTGCGCCTGACGCCAAGCCTCTGTCATCAAAGGCAGTTTCTGCAGGTCAATAGAAAAGAACTCGGCCGGTAGTCCGGAGGCATCCCGCACTCTGTCAACAGCGTCTTGGCGCTTTCGTGCCGTGGTTCGATGACGGTCCGGGCTTCCGAAGTCACCGGTCTCCCATTTGCCCAAGTCGTGGCGATCAACGTCGATGCGCTCGGCGAACTGGGAAAGCGATTCGCGGACGTAGCCGCGGCTCGCGCTGAGCCGCCTGCCCAGCTCCTGGTCCGAAAGGTCGCCCGCCATCGAGCGGGCACCATACCCTGACCGGTGGGAAAGTTCCCGCATCCTGCGTAGTCGGTGGTAGATGATCTACCGTGACGGCAGAACTTCTACCAATCTGGTACAGTTCCGCCACGATGACGCAGACGGCAGAGCTCACCCAGGTGGCAACCCGCATCGACGACGACCAGCTTCGCCGGCTCGACGAGGTCTGTGACGCGCGCAAGCGATCGCGCTCCTTCGTCCTAGCGGAGGCTCTAGACCGCCTTCTTGAGGCCGCGACGGCCGACCGCCAGCCCGTAGAGACCGGGAAGGCGGCGTAGATGCCCGCCCTCCTTGCCACCCTGCACGATCTCCTCGTCGGTCTCGGCATCGGAACCGTCATAGCCCTGGCCACCGTCGCCACGATCAAACTCACCACCTGGTGGCTGAAACGGGTGAACGAGCCGATCCTGGCCCGGCTTCCTCGTGAGCCTGAGTCCCCGGTGGACTTCGATCGCGAGATCCGCCAGCACCAGAGCCTGCAGCGCGGGCGGGGGAGGCGAGCCGCATGACGACGACGCAGCTCCTTCTCGCCGCCGACGGCTTTCTCGCTCTCTGTTTCGCCGCCGCGATCTGGGACCACCGCCGGATCTATAGCCGGTCCGTCCAACGCTTTTCGTCCCCTAATAAAGCAGCGCCCGCCGCGACTACGAATCGCTCGGGCGCCATGACCCACGGAGGTAAGCCGTGAGTGAGCCGACCATAAAGCAACTGGCCCAAGCCCGCGAACGGGGCGAGGTCGTCCCGCTGTTCGCAAACGCCGAGCAGCAGATTGAGGCGATGGAGCGGCTCGATGGAGGGCAGCGGCTCGCCGTCGTCCTCGCCAGCGCCCCGATCAGGCCGAGCCCCGATGAGCGCGAGCCCTTAGACCCCGAAACGGTCGAGCGGATCGCCGATCACATCGCCACCGCACGGCAGGAGTTGATGCAGGCGATGAAGCGCCTGTTCCTGGACATCGAGCAGAAGGGCGCGTCGGACCTACACATGCGGGTCGGATTCCAGGCGCTTGACCTTGACGAGATCCTGCGGATGTTGGCCGAGGAGTACGGATCGTGACCGAGCAGGAGAAAGCCCTCGCCGAGGCCATTGCATTCGAGCAGGAGATCGCTGCCCGCGCATCCGAGATCCGGGCGGCGGCGAAGGACGGGGACGGCCTGACCAGCGCTCTCTTCATGGAGCTTTATCCGCTGCTTTGTGAGCCGATTCCGAGCGCCTTCATCCAGACCGTCGGCAAAGTGGACGGCAAGCCGTATGTGTCGACGGGCGTTCGATCCGTGCAAGTCCAGATCGACCGCATGAACAACGTGCTCACGCCGCTTTGGTGGTGGTACGAAGACGAGTACAGCGCCGACGGCGCGCTCGCGAAGGTCACCGTCTGCGTCGGCGACGATCGCGACCACCCTCTGGTGGCGCGCTCAAGTCGCGGAGGAGTTCGGGCTGCAAAAGTCCTCGGCAACACCTACAAGGGCGCCTTCACTAACGCCGGAAAGGTCGCCTTTGCTCGGGTGGGTCCGGGTCATGAGGTTTACCTGGGGGCCGCCGACCTCGACCCCGATGTCAATCAGGAGGTCGCAGAAGCCAAGCCCGCGAACGGCAAGGATGCCAAGGGCTCAGAGATCGGCAAGGATATCGCCGGCAAGCTGGCCGCTCGCGTCTGGGCACTTCCCGCAGCCAAGGAGAAACTCCAACTCGCTGCTTCCCACGTCGCGGAGCGAGACGTAGGTGACTGTGGGAACAAGGCAAGGGCCACCGGCGCCCTTGCGAGCCTCACCTTTGAGCAAGCCGAGCGGGTCGACGCCTGGATCGCGAAGAAAGAAGCCGAGGCGGCACTGCCCGCAGAGCGCGTTCAAGAACTGGTCGACGCGATCGACGCGGCCAAGCCGCAACTCGCCGAAGAGGGACAGAACTGGCTCGATGGGCTAAACGGCGTTCTGGCTGCGCTCAAGATCGACGGAATAGGACCCAGGGAAGACTTGGGCGCCAGCCTCGCTCGGCTCGCAGTGAACAAGGCCGACTCGCTCGAAAACGCCCTCAAAGGCCGAGTGCCGGGGGAGAGTTCGTGACGGCCGGCGAACACATCGTCTTGCCGAGCGGCCAGTCCGTCTGGTACTTCCACGAGGACCACTCTTACTGGCGGCACAACCCGGTGACCGGGCAGCGCGGTAAGCAGCTCTCCGGCGTCACCGCCGTCTGCAAGCCGCTCGACTACAAGCCGGACTCGCTGATGCGCTGGGCGGCCGAAAAGCAGTGCGAGGGCGTCGCGATGCTTTACGAGCAAAGCGACGGCGAGGAGTTCCTGCACTGGCTCTCCAACGCCAAGGCGATCTGGCGGGAGCTGAAGGACCATGGCCTGACCTACGACCAGATCCGCGACAAGAAAGGCGAAGAGGGGACCAACGCCCATGTTCTCGCCTTCCAGGCGCTGGCGATGGGCCGCCCGGTGCCGGACTTTGATGCCCTCAGCAAGCGGGAGACGCAGCTAGCAAAGGCGATCTCACTGTTTTGGCTCGAGCACGATCCGCACGCTTCTCAGGTCGAGCAGATCGTTTATTCCGAGCGGCTTGGTGTCGCCGGTCGGCTCGACTTTCGCGGCCGCCTGAAAGCTCGCTGCGATAACCCGATCTGCGCCTGCCAGGAGGCAGAGGGACCCGGTGTCATCGACCTCAAGACCGGCGGTTTCATCTCTGTCGCCGCCCACGCCCAAGTTGGCGGCGGCTATCCACTGCTTGCCGAGGAATCTGGCTACGGCGAGTCCAACTGGGCGGCGATCCTCCAAGTCTTCGACGACGGCACCTATGAGTTCTTCAAGGCCGAGTCGAGTCCCGAGTGCTTTGAAAGCGCGGTCGCCACCTACCGCCACGCCGGCAAGACGAACTACCGAGCCGCGAAGGCAAGGGGGGCTCGACAAGTCGCCCGCCAACTGCAGCAGCAGACCGAGGCGATGGTCGAGGCGGTGAGCGGCTGATGTGCTGGACCGAGACCGAGGCGCTGCAGGATGCTCATGAGGAACTGGTCGGCCGCGACGTCGAGCTCGGCTGCACTACCTGCGGCGAGTCTTGGTCCGTCCGCGTCTACGAGGGCGAGGGCCTGACCGACGAGCAGACCGAGTGCCCGACCGATGGCTGCAACGGGATCGGGACGGAACTGTGAGCTTCGGCGACAACACCATCTCGCCTCTTGAGATCGAAGACGCCCGCGCTGCCGCCTACCGCGCCTCTGAGGTCCAGCGCGATGTCGAGAACCTGATGCGCGACGCAAGCAAAAAGCTCGCCGAGGCCGAACGTGCGTACCGCCGACGCCTCGCCGAACGGATCGTCCAGCTACACGCCGAGGACGGCTACGCGATCACGATGTGCGGAGAAATCGCGCGCGGGGAGGAGGCTGTCTCTCAGCTTCGCTACGAACGCGATGTAGCCGACGGTGTTCTTGAGGCCGCGAGGCAACAAGCATTCCGCCGAGGTGCCGATCGCCGTGACCTTCACCAACTCATCGAGTGGTCCCAGCGCCGTGACCTGCGTGTCGACACGCCGCCGCCGGACTTTGATCGCGCGACCGGAGAGCTGCGCGCGGCATGACCCTCCCTCTCGCCATCGCAATCGCCTTTACATACCGGCACCTACTCAGTGCCATGGGGTTCCTCCTGTTGATCGGGGTGGCGGGATGACCGAGCCCCGATTCTGCGCCTGCGACTGCGGCGCCTCTCTCGCAGGGTTGAGGGCCGATGCGGTCTATGCCTCGGAAGCGTGCGCGAAGCGCGCGAAGCGCGCGGCTAATCCCGACAAAGCCCGGACGACGGGACCCACCGACTGCGAGAAGGTGCTCACCGCCCTCCGTGCCCGCGGCAAGGCGGGCATCCACTCGCACGAGATCCGCCGCCTTGGTTTCTCCGGGAACCCCTCCCAGCGAGTCACCGAATTGGAGGAGCAGGGTTTCGAGATTTCCCACGTCCGGGAGCACAAAGGGCGCCGGCCGGGGATTCGTTACCTGCTAATCGCCGAGCCGTCGTCCCGCGCCGAGGCCGCGTAGTGAGCCGTGCCGTGCTTCCGCCCGCCAGAACCCGAGTCCGCCCGCGCCGCACTTTGCGCTCCCGCGGCTGCTCAGGAAGGCGCCGACCGGTGAGCCACGACCTGCAGAAGATGATCTGGGATGACCCGGAGCCGAAAGGCAGCGCCAAACTCGTCCTGCTCTGCCTTGGCAGCTTTGTCTCCCACGAGTCCTGGAAGCAGGGCCGCGACCTACTCGCCTGGCCCTCGCAGAACACCATCGCCCGCCGCTGCGGCATCCAACGCAGCACGGTCGAACGGGCGCTCAAGGAGTTACTTTCACTTAAGAAGATCGCGGACACCGGCCGGCGCAAACAGCGGCGCACGGTGGTCTACGAGGTGTACCCACCGTCTCACCACTTGCCCGATCCTGGGGCAAGTGACTTGCCCGGTGACGAGGCAAGTCACGACATGCCCGGTGATCGGGCAAGTGGCGCCAGCGGTGGATCTGACTTGCCCGATTCTGCTGACGACTTGCCCGATCTCGACGGCGACTTGCCCGATCCTGCTGCATCTACTTGCCCGAATTTGCTGCACAAGAGAGTAAGGAGTGAGTTAGAAGAAAGCGAGTTAAGAGTGAGTAGGCGCGCGCAAGCGCGCGAGTCAGTCCAAGGGGCAGATCTTGCGGGGGAGTTGGCGGAAGTCGAAACCCTGCTCGCCGAGCGTCCCGCCGACAAGCTGCTCGCCGGCCGTCGGAAGGAACTCCGCGAGTCGCTAGGGGCCCCGGCATGAGCGCCTACCCCAGCACCTACCCCGCCAAGGCCCGGGAGCACTTCGAGGCTGGCTGGACCAACTGCACCGAGATCGCTCGCAAGCTCGAGCGCGAATTAGGCCGCCGCCCCGGCCAGTCCACGGTCCGTCGGTGGGTCGACCCGGACTACGCCGAGGTGGTCCGGATGCGCCAGCGCCGCGGCGGGGTGTGCGGGCCGTCTCGTCGGACCACGGCAAGCATGCGCCTTGATCGGCTCGCCTCCTTGACGGGACTGGGGCTTTCACTGGCTGACGTCGCCAAGGTCGCCAACTTCGATTTCGGGACTTCGCTCACCGGGAGCGATGTCGAGTTCCTTCTCGGTGCGGAGTTCTCTGACCGAGATCTCAAGCGGTTGCTTCCAACCCTCTTCCGTCGGCACCAACGCCCAACCCGAAAGGCCCAGTGAAGGACTTGCCTGACACCTTCTACAAGATCCTCACCCACGATCTGCGTCCTCCACTCCAAGGTGGGGACCCGCTGCCGATCGACAAGCTGCCCTACGAAACCGAGGCGGTCGTGCTGGACGCCGGCCCAGCCTCGTGTGCCCCGGGCTGGCACAGCGTTGGCGACCTTGCGACGGGCTTCCGGATCGCGGGTCTGTGGCGAACTGGCCGACCGGCGCGAGTCTTTGAGGTCGAGCCGTCCGACGATGTGGTCGAGCGCAACGAAAAGTTCCGCTCCTCCAAGCTCACCTTCGCCCGCGAGCTCGACCTCGAAGGGATCGAAAAGGGTGTCCATGATCTCTCCAAGCCCTTCGGTCGCTACCGCCGCGGCATGGTTTCTGAGCAGATGGCCTGGTACGTCGCACTCGGCAGACCGGAGCACGACCCGGAGCGAGTTGAAGCGGGGCTACAAAAGGCCTTGAAGGCACGCGGACTTCGGTGGGATCTCAAACGCTACGGGGCCGCTCGGGCCGCTCGGGACGCTTGGGCCGCTTGGGACGCTCGGGACGCTTGGGACGCTTGGGCCGCTCGGGCCGCTCGGGACGCTTGGGACGCTCGGGCCGCTTGGGACGCTCGGGACGCTCGGGACGCTTGGGACGCTTGGGCCGCTCGGGCCGCTCGGGACGCTCGGGCCGCTTGGGACGCTTGGGCCGCTCGGGCCGCTTGGGACGCTTGGGCCGCTCGGGACGCTTGGGACGCTCGGGCCGCTTGGGACGCTCTCACCGTCACCTACGCCGCCAAACAAGGCTGGGGTGACCATAAACCCTCACTCCTGACCGCTGGCCTGCGTGACGCCTACCACTGCGGCCTAGGGATCGCGATCCCTACCGGTCCAAACGAGCTGGGCTGGGCGATGGACGAGCACGGGCAGATGGACTGATGGCCAACTACGACTGCCGCAACGGCCACACCTGGATAGCCCGCTCCAATCTCAGTCGCGGCTTCAGCCCCGCCGAACTCCGCTGCCCCGAAGACGGCTGCGGCCTACCAGCGGAGCCCAAGCTGAAGGCCAGCCGGTCAGGCGGCGGCCTCTCGAAGCCAGAGAGCAGAGTCCTCACCGATGCCCACACCCGCTTCTCGACGCTGGTCACCGAGTGGCCCTGCTGGTTTAAGGAACACCGTCGCGGCCATAGCTGCTGGGGAGATCTAGACCCGCACCATCTGGTCCCCGCTTCCTGGATCAAGGACACGTTCCGCGACTTACCCGACGTCGATCTGGGAGACATCCTCTACGCCCCGATCATCGGCACCCCGCTCTGTCGCAAGGCTCACGAAGCAGTAGAGAACCGCAGCGAGCACATCTACTGGCACGATCTTGACCCGGAGCTGATCGAGTTCTGCAAGCGGGTCGATGCCAAGCACCCTGGCCGGCCCTCGATGCTTTCTCGGCTCCAACTGGAGTCACCGGTACGAGAGGCGGCTGCGTGAGGTTCGCAATCGCAGATCCGCCTTATCCAGGCCAGTCTTCCAAGCACTACAGGAACCACAAAGACTTCGCAGGAGAGGTAGACCATCGCGAGCTGGTCGAACGCCTCATCAACGACTTCGATGGCTGGGCCCTTCATACCTCCGCACCCGCGTTGTACCTCTGCCAGTCGCATCTAGCCGAACAAGGCCTCTTCTCAATGGACCCAGGGACCTTCAAAGGGGGCGACTATCGGGTTTTTGCCTGGGTCAAGCCCTTTGCCTCCTACAAGCGAAACGTCAAAGTTGCCTACACCTGGGAGCCAGTTCTGGTCAAAGGACTTCGCCCAGCAGAGCCCAACCGGATCGAAGGAATCGTCTCACGGGACCACCTGATCGAAGCCGAGAACGAGGAACTCCTGGCCGAACTGGCAATCCCCGAGCCGATCACGATGCGCCGCGGCCTCACCGGAGCAAAGCCCGAGCGCGTCTGTCACTGGCTGTTTGAGGTAGCCGGCCTTCTCCCTGAAGACGAGTTCCACGACTTATATCCGGGCAGCGGAGCAGTCACCAGGGCCTACGAATCCTGGTGTGCAGCACCGCAGCTTGCCGAGATCTCAGGGGGGGGGCTCCTCTCAGACGACCGTGGATGACGTGCTTTCCGATATCGAGAGAGAGTCGGCGGCTTGAATGGCGGATCGGTTCTCACTGTCGGTTCGGCCTGCACCGGAGTCGGAGGACTCGACCTTGGCCTCGAGCGAGCAGGGATGCGAGTCGTCTGGCAGTGCGAGGCCGACGAGAGCTGCCGCACCATCCTCGCCCGACACTGGCCCGGAGTCCCCTGTTTCAACGATCTCACTCAACTTGGCCCAGGTCGGGGCGAATGGTTCGAACCTGAACTACGACGAGGCGCCGACGTTGGACGGCGACAGTCGCATAGCGGTGTGGTCCGGGTCTTCTGCGGAGGATTCCCCTGCCAGGACCTCTCCCCAGCCGGGCTCCGAGCCGGACTCGCTGGGGAGCGGTCGGCCCTCTTCTTCGACCTCGCCCGGGTCGCCTCAGTTGTTCTCGGCCCCGGAGGTTGGTTCCTCATTGAGAACGTACCCGGACTCCTTTCCTCAAGCCGTGGGCGAGATTTCGCAGTCGTACTCGCGACGCTGGGCGAACTCGGGTTTCACGACCTCGCCTGGCGAGTGCTGGATAGCCGACACTTCGGCGTGCCCCAGCGAAGGCAGCGCGTCTTCATCCTTGCCCGACGTTCTCGTGGCCGATCATGCGCCGAGGTTCTTCTTGAGCCCGAAAGCGGCGGCGGGGATCATCAGGCGGGTAGCGAAGCGAGGGCGCGCGTTGCCAGCACCCTTAGCCACGGCTCTAGCCGCCCTGGCGTCTCTGCACCGGGACGACGGCAAGAGGACGACGCCAACATCGTCAACGCCCTCGACACCAACGCCGGCGGAGTCGACGAAAACGCCGCCCAGGCAGGACACGTTGTGGGGGCACTTACCCGAAGAGACGGGAAGGGACCGAACTCCGACTGCGACAACGGGCAGATCGTCAGCGCCCTTCCAGCCGTCCACCGCGGAGTCCCCGGCGCCGAGGAATCGGCAGGAGGGCAGATCGTTGCGACGCCTCACTCCGACCGAGAGGGAGCGCCTTCAGGGCTTCCCCGACGGCTGGACGATCCCCTACGGCCCCTCACTAGCCCCTTCGACCCGACCCCAGACGGACCCCGGGAGCGACAAATGGGCAACGCCGTCACCGTTCCCGTCGCGGAGTGGATCGGCCGGCGGATCGTCCAGTACGAGGAAGGCGGCCTGAAGTGAGCCGCTTCCCCTTCCAATCATCTAACCAAGGAGGCAGCGATGGCTGCTGATCGAGTAACGACGTTGCGGCTGATCGACGGCTCGACCTTCGAGGCCACCGAGTGCGACTGGCAGCGCCTTGAGGGAACCGATCCCGACCTCCGGGTCACCGGGAACTTCCAGCACGAACGCGCCGACTCCCGGACGCCGCAACCGCCACCCCTTTCGATCTACATCCCGTTCCGCTCCGTCGTCTGGTGGCAGGAACCGAACCAGCAGACCAACTCGAAGTCGGGAGCAGGGCAATGAGTAACGAGACGAAGCAGGCGATAGAGGGGCCGCCGAAGACGCGCGAGGAAGCGCGCCTGGAGCGCGCTACTGAGGAGGCCATCGGGAACCTCTTCGGAGAGCCAGAGCGCGCCTCCTGCGAAGCCGACGATTGGAACTTCGCGGACTTCCGTGACGAGGTCGAAGCGAAGGGCGCGACGGTCACTCTCGCCCTTCCGGATGGCGGCGGCGCCGTCGTCCCCGGCGAGCACTTCGTCGACTGGGTCTGGGAGCTGATCGCGAATGCCTGAGCACTCCCCAGAGCAGAAGGCGAAGCGGTTTCGCAAGAAGTCAGACGAGGTCGAGGCCATCCAGTGGACGGGCGAGAACCAGGCCGAGGTCGTGGCGTTCGCTGACCTGCAAGGAGAAATCCGCGTCGGCGAATCCGGGTGCCTCTACGCCGGTTTCGAAGAGGTGGCGCAGAAGGGCGACTACTTCGTGCTCGACAAGTCGTGCGGCGACCTCGCGGTGCCGATGCGACCTCGTGTCTTCGAGGACACGTACGAAGCCCTCTCCGACATACAAGGAGAGGTGGAGCAGGAACGAGACGACGCCCTGGCCGGCAAGGCGGCAACGATCGAACTGCTCAAGGAGGTCGAACAGGAGCTCCAGGTAGAGCGGGAGGCTCGGGAGAAGCTGGAAACCGACGGGATGCTCGCGCTACTTGAGATCCGCGAGCGCCTAGCTGAATCCGAGGCAGCACTAGCCCAAGAGCGAGAGCGGGTCAAGGACGCCGAGTGGGTAGCGGTCGAAACTCTCAACGTCGCCGATTGGCTCCTCCAGCCGGGCGTTGCAGCAGACCCGGCGGCGAGCCAGATTGCCCGTCACAAACTCCGGGACCTTCGCGAACGCCTCGCCACCCTCAACCCTTCCGAGGAGGAGATCGACCAGCCCGACGAGCACGGGGTGACGCCGATTGACGAAGCGATCGTCGCCGACATGCAGAGGGGAGGGGGCTGCGAGCGCCACCAGTGGCTCGCCACCTTTGTCAACTCCGCGATCAAGGAGTTCGAAGAGCGAGCCGAGGGCTGCCGCAAGTTGGGTTCAAGCCCGGAGCCGTTTATCTACGCGGCCAGTTTCCTACGCAACGGCACCGGCAAGAAGCAACCCGACCCGGAGCCGGAGAGGCCGAGCCGCGCGAAGCTTGAGCGCGATATCGCTGAACTGCGCCGAGCGCTGGAGCCGTTCGTATCGTGGGCAGGGGGCGACCCGGCCACCGTCGAGGCGAACCCCGGCCACCCCGGCTCCGGCCAGTGGACCGAGTACGGCATCGGCCGCAGCAAAGAGCGCGTCGTGGACTGGTTCGGCCCGTCCGACTTCTACACCGCCCTCGCTGCTTTTCAGCTTTCCACCCAGCCCGACCCAGAGGAGGGGCGGGAGCCGGAGGGCGGTCCGAACTTCGACGCCTGTTTCGAAGTCCACCCAGCCCTAGACCGCTACCGCTGGAGACTGCTCGACTCGAAGGGAGACCCCCGCGCCTCTTCCGAGGAGAGCTTCGACACCAAAGCAGAGGCTGAGGTCGATATCCGCCGCTTCTGCGCCGAAGTGGTCGAGGTCTCCGTCGACCTGAAGCGAGGAGGGGTCTGGGCCGTGACGCCCCCGATCCACTACGCGCCGGTCGTTACCGCCTCCGACTCCAACCCGAAGGGACGTGGGACCGATGGCTGACTTCGATCTCGAGGCAGCGGCGGAAGCAGCGTGGCGGTCGGACTCTGGAGCCCAGACCGGCTGGCAGAGGATCAGCGACTCGGCACGGGAGCGCTACCGCGCCATGGTGCGCGCCGCTCATCGCTACGGAACTCCACCCACCCCACCACTACAGGGACCAGGGCTCCCAACCGTTGACGAGTGGGACTGCCTCCTGGCGATCGTCAGCAAAGCGGTCGCGCTCGACGGCGGGAAGCCAGGGGGAGAGGTCCGCGCCTCGGCCCTGGAAAAGCTGCGCGCACTCGCCCAGGGTGATTCCGACTTCGCTGCCGTGGTCCGAGCGACCGGGCAGGTAGCGGTGGAGCAAGAAGCTCGCGCCGAGGAGGCAGAACGGCGTTTGGAAGAGGGACCAGGGCTCACCCGCGACGAGATGCAGCACCTACTTGCCCGCTGCACCGAGTCCACCAACACCCCCAAGGTCAACGGCTACTCGTGTGAGGTCTGCCGGGCGATCGGGGAGAAGCTGGAACGCGCTCTGGCTTCACCGGAGGAGGGGAAACCCGAGGAACGGCAGCGACATGCCGAACAGGAACGGAATGAAACCGAAGAGACGCTGATTCGCGTCCGCAAGAAAGCGGAGCAGGATCGGATTGCCGGCGAGCGCCGTATTGAGGGCTTGGTCGCACAGGTCGCGGCTCTGGAAGAGGCGGGTCGCAGATGAGCCTTCGACCAACCGAGATCGCACTGGAGAAGGCCGGTACGAAGGGACTGTACGTCGCCATCGACGATCCCGACACCGTCGGCGTGCTTCTGATCCCTTGCTCGTTCGAGCATCGCCGCGTCGTCTCGCGGGTGGACTTAGAGAACGATTACGAGCTTCACCCCGCGCGTTGCCCGGCTTCACCGCAAGAGGCTGGGGAGGGGGGCTTGCTAGAGGGCCTGCGGGGCGAGATTGCAAACCACCGCAATTACGTCTCGTCGGCGGAGAGCGACGCGATTCACGCTGGTGCACAGGGCAACCAGGACGGCGAGAAGGAAGCGCGGCTGGTCGTCGTCATCCACAAGAACACCGCCGAGAGCCTCGAAGCACTCCTACCGAAGGGAACGAAATGACGCTGAGAGAATCGGTGCGCGAAGAGATCCTGTCAAGCGCGCTGCGAGGCTTGCTCGAGGTCTGCGAGAAGTACGCCCCGGTCGAGCCTGGCCCCGGCCACATGCGGTACCTGCCGGGGAATGGCGGCGGCGGTCATTCGATAGAGCGCGAACTGCGCATCGCGAGGGAGTCACTGACCGAGCCCGTTCCCGCCTCCACCCAGCCCACCTCGACACCACCAGTAGAGGACGGAGACTGGCCGGGCGAGATCTGGCGCGTCCAGGTTGAGGGCATGGTCGTCCCCGACGCCTTCCACGTGAAGTCAGAGGTGGCCGCTCGCGGCTGGGAGGACACGGGCGCCCAGGTCCGCCGCTACGTCCCCGCCCCAGCTCCACCACAAGATGCGAGTGAGGGGAAGGGGTAATGGCCTGCGAGCGCTGCGATAACGGCAAGGTCCGGTACAAGGTCGCGCCGAGCGGCCTGAGGGTTGTCGGCGACGGCGACGGCGTGGTGATTGAAGACCTCGGCGGTTCCGGCACCCGAGCCTGCGCCTGCGTCCGGGATCTCCCAGAGGTCGACGAGCAGGCCACCTGGTGGGAGTCGGAGACGGTTTGGCAGCGGGTCCACGCCATCCCGATCTTCGATGAGCGGATCGAAATCCAGGTGGACGCCGAGGTGCCACGGACCGACTCCGGCCGGCGCGCCGTCATGCGAGGAAATCGCTACTACCCCGCGCTGATCAGCGTCGAGCAGCCGCCGAGCCTGACGCTCTCTGCTGACGATGCTCGCGACTACGCGCTGGCTTTGCTCGCAGCCGCTGAGGCTGCCGCCGCGATCGACGATCCATGCGGGGACTGCTGGGCTAAGGGCTGGCCCGCCGGCACCCTCGACTCAGGGGAGAAGGGGCAGTGAGTCTCGTCGGCTTCCACGCCCGCAACCACCGCCAGCAGGTAGGGAGGCGCGGAGCCAACCCGGTCGTTGACGATCGCGCCACGCCCCCCGAGGTCTTCGCCGAGCTTCACGAGCGGTTCGGGTTCACCCTCGACGCCGCCGCCTCGGCTGAGAACGCCAAGCTCCAGCGCTTCTACTCGGCTGCGGACGACGGGCTGGCCAGCGGCTGGGCCGGCGAGCGCGTCTGGTGCAACCCGCCCTACTCGAACATCGAGCCCTGGGTCGAAAAGGCCTGGCACTCCATGGAGAGGCGTTTGCCGAACGGCTCTTGGGTTGAACCGGCCGACCTCGTCGTGATGCTGCTGCCCGCGAACCGGACTGAGCAAGGCTGGTGGCAGCGCCACGTAGAGCCCGCCCGTCGTGCCGGGACCCTCACCGTCGAGTTCCTTTCCGGCCGGATGCGCTTCATCAACCCCGGCGAGGACACGGTCAAGCCGAACGCCCGGCCGCCCTTTGGTTGCTGCCTCGTGATCTGGGAGCCCACCCCATGAACGGGAGTGACGTGCCGGAGAGGCGGTGGACGGTCACGGTCTGCAAACGCTGCGGGACCATGCTTGCTCTGCCCGGAGAGCCCCGGATCGGATACGGGATCTGCATGGGCGGCTGCGGAAGCCGCGAGCAGATTGAGGTCATGCCAGTCGAGGACCACGAGCAGGTAGTCGCCGCTAAGGACGAGCAGATCCGACGAGCCAACGAGGAGATCCACAAGCTCGAAGCTGCCTGTGACCGAGGCGTCGAGAAATGGTTCGTCCGCTATCAAGAGGCCAACGACGCAGCTAACCGGCTCCAGGCTGACTTCCTCACCAGCGAGAAGCGAGTAGCTGGGGCCCGAGCAGAGATGGAGAGGCGGGCAGCACAGGACTTCGAGGCCGAGCGCGAATACCGCGAGAGGGCGAGGACCGAACCGCACCGGGCCGAAGCCCACCGACTTAATGCCGAGATGCACGGCAGTCACTTCAACGCCTTCCGAGAAGCCGCCCAACTCCTTACTGCCACTCCATGTAGTGACCAAGGAGGTGATGCGAGTGCGGATCGACCCGGAAACGGCGAGGGATCTAGCACCCGTGTAACCGGGGGCGGGCCTGAGTCTGATGGCGGGCTCGCCCCTGAGACTTCGCAGTCGGCCGTAGCGATTGTCGTGGACTTCCTCGACGGCTGGCGCTTTTGCCCGGTCTCCGAGGCACCGAACGCGTCGCGCTCCTGTCTCGAAGACGCCACCGCCCAGCTACTCGGTGCTCTTGACGTCGCCCCCGAGCCTTCATCCAGTGACCAGGAGGGGGAGGGATCAAGTGGGTGACGTCATCCGCCTGAACTTCAGCCCGGCTAACCTCGTGCTGACTAAGGGCCAGCTCGCCAGCCACCCCCAAGTGCGGCGGTCGACGCGCTGGATAGAGCTCCGAGTTAGCGAAGGAATGCCATCTCACATGGACGGCTACCGGCGTATGTTTCCGCTCAACGATTGTCTCGCGTGGATTGATAGCTGGCGCGGGCAGAAAGGGGCGGCCTAGATGACGAAGCGGGCGAAGAAGCTGGGGGTCCGGGAACGTGGGAAGCGCTGGCAGGCGCGGCCCTACATTCGCGGCGCCGGGCACGTTTGGGCCGGCACGCACGACACCGAAGACGAAGCCATCGAGGCAGCCGAGGAAAAGATCGCCGAACACGCAACCCGGCCGCCCCGCCAAGAGACGATCGACTCGTTCTCAAAGCGCTGGATTAGGGACTATCCCCGACCGAAGGAATCGAGCAATGACGGCTACAAGGGGTCGGCCAAGCGGTTCCGCGAGCGCGTCGACCCCGGCGACAAGCGCAAGCTCCACGAGTACACCGTGCCTGAGGCGCTGGCCTATGCCCGAGCGCACGCCCAAGATGCGAAGAACCTCCGCGCGATGTACTCGGACGCCCGCAGGGAGGGACTGGTCAAGGAGAACCCGTTTACGGGGCTCGGTCTTCCGAAGGGCCGCGGCCGAAAGGACATCGTGGCGATCACCGGCGAGGAGCTCGACATGCTGATCGAGATCGCGGTCGAAACCCATGGCGACTTCGGGCCGACGTTCGCCGCGATTATCGAGTGGGCTGCTGCCACCACCATGCGACCCGGCGAGATCTTTGGCCTCGATCGGCTCGACCTCAACCTCAAAAAAAGCCAGGTCCATATAACGCGCCAGTTCCACAAGCGCCGAGTCCAGCTACCCAAGAACGGCTTGACCCGCGTGCTTCCGTTCGTCCCACCAAGGGCGATGGCGGCGCTGCAGCGTATGCCGCGTCGGGTGCGGCCGGCGATCTGCGAGGAGACCAACGGCGAGATCCTCTTTCCCGGTAAGCGCAACCAGAGAGTTAGCCAACAGGCGCTGCTGAGCTATTGGGTGCCAGTGCGCGCCATCTTCGAAGCAAAGCTCGAACCACACCGCCGAGGCGAACTCCGGTCCGCCCGTAATCCCGGCTCGCCCGAGCTGGACTTCTACGAGCTGCGCCACTTCGGTGCTACCGAGATGGCAGAGCGCAACGTTGAAGACTGGGTCGGCGCCACGATGATGGGGCACACGGATGGCGGCAAGCTTTTCCGCGAGCTCTACAGCCACCCGGCCAACAAAGTCGCGGGCCAGCGCCTTAAGCAGGCATTTGGCCAGAACGTCAATCCCCTGCGCTCGGTCGATGACGACCACAAAGCTGCGTCCGGTGCCTGA